TCAGAAGCTGAACGCGGTGAACCGTTCGAGGAAGCGCTGGGTGCGTTCTTTCTTCGGATGCTTGAGCACTTCGTCGGGCGTGCCGGTCTCGTAGAACTGGCCGTCGGCAAGGAAGAGGACCTTGTTTGCATAGTGATAGGCGAATCCCAGTTCGTGCGTCACGAGCAGCATCGTGCGGCCCTCTTGCGCGAGGTCCTTGATGACGTTCAGCACCTCGCCGACAAGTTCCGGATCCAGTGAGGAGGTCGGTTCATCAAAAAGCAGGACCTCTGGTTCCATCGCCAGAGCTCTGGCAATCGCCACGCGCTGCTGTTGGCCGCCGGACAGCCGGGCGGGATAGGCATCGGCTTTCTCAGCCATCCCGACTTTTTCGAGCTGCGCCATCGAGCGCTCCCGCGCCTCGCGAGAACCAATGCCCAAGACAGTCGTCAGTCCTTCCATGACGTTGCCAACAACTGTCATGTGTGGAAACAGGTTGAACTGCTGAAAGACCATGCCCACGCCTTTGCGCACTTCTGAAAGCTCGCTTTGCGAATAGGTCATCCCCTCGGCATTTGGATGCTTTCCCGACGGCTTGCCCACGAGCTTCCCCTTGAGCTCGACGCGACCGGCGGTCGGCATCTCCATGAAATTCAGGCAGCGTAGAAACGTGCTCTTCCCAGAGCCGCTTGAGCCCAGGATGGCGACACGATCGCCCGGCTGGACGTCGAAATCGATCCCCTTCAAGACATGGTTGTCGCCGAACCATTTGTGCAGGCCGCTGATGCGGATGATGGGCTGGGTCATAGGGCGCGTTCCGGTTCAAGAGGGCTGGAGCTTGTTGGATTGTCCGACAATCGACAATCGGGTTTTCCCTTGCAGCATTCATGCCAGTCGTAGTTCCGCGGTCGGCAGCCTTCACTCGGGTGGCATCCGTAGACCTGCACAAGAACGGTGCAGTGAACCTTGCCTCAGCGTCCCGTGCACCAGCGGCAAGCCAAGTGAACAAAAAAAGCTGTTCCGTCCAAATCCGTTTGCCGGCGTCAGAGTCAAGGGAACGGGTCGTGGCGGCGCCCTTGATTCGTCCCGGGTGTTCACGGAGCACGAATGGACGCTCCTTCGCTCTACTACCGGCGGCGTCGAGTGGGTCGGTCGGAGCGAGGAGGGAGTCCGGCGCCTGCGCTTCGTTGCTGGACTTCCGGTACGTGACCGGGTTGTCGGCCGACTGCGATCGTCAAGCCTCTCAACTTGCCGCCGGCATACATTTAACATAACATACATTGTATAAATTCCGACGATCCATTCAGCTGCGCTCGTCCAAGTCGTAGCTATCGAGACTGTCGAAAAAATCTGGTGTGCCGCCGCGCCAACGGAACCCAGCGCCGCGCCAGTCGCTAGCGAAGCTTTTCCCAGCGCTTTCATGAGCAGGTCTCCCTTCCGCTTGCTCTCGTGCTTTGCCACGATCGCGCGGGCCAGTTCACTCACTGGATCGAGCCCGGCAACGTGGGCCAACAGTGCCCAGTCTTCGGGTTGTGCAACTGCGTGGCCATGGCGCCAGTTGCTCACTCGTTGAGGCGGTTCGCCCAGCAGGAGAGCCAGCTTCCTATCGCTTCCCGCTATCGCGGCAGCCTTATCGATCAACAAATTTAATTCTTCGTTACGATTCATAGATAACAACTTTCTGTTACCTTCGCGTCCCATAACGAAGATTCGTTATGTAACGAGGTTTGGAGACCCATTATGGCGCGACAGGACCGGAAGGTGATACCAGAGGCAACACGCGAGGTGGTGCTTCGCCGGTCCTATTGGTCCCACCGCCAGCTCGATCTGTTCGTCAGCCAGGCCCCGCGCCTGGACTCGCTCAACCCCTATGCCCGACACCTTCAGCGCATGCGCGACATGCGCGCCCAGGAGCGCAGCTCGTGAGGCAAGAAGGCCGGGACGCGCGCAGCGAAGCGCGAGGAGGCAACGACGCTGCGCGGAGCGGCGGGCGGACCGGCCGCCTCGCCCCCCGTGCTGTAACACGGGGGGAAAGTACCCCGACGAACATCGAGGCCCCGAAAGCCAAGGTCGATTGGCTCAATGCCACCTTCGACGAGCCGCGCATGAGCGTCGAGGGCCTTGTGGCCTTCCTGGGCTGTTGCTTCGGCAATCGCCCCACGACGGCAAAGCTCGATGGCGGCCTGTTCGGCTTCGCGGAACGCTGGAAGCTCAGCGTCTACCTGGGCGGCGTCATGGTCGAGGTCGGAGCCATCGCCAAGGGCGGCGAGGCACAGCGCGGGCGCTGGATGCTCCAGCTGACCGGCAAGGGCTGCGGCATGGTCGAAGACTGGGACAGCATCCGCGAGCTGCTCGAAGGCTTCGCCGCGAAGATCACTCGCGTCGACCTGGCCGTCGATTTTCTCGATGGTGCGCACACCGTCGATGACGCCGTAGACATGGTGGATCAAGGCCAGTTCACCAGCAACGGCCGCCGGCCAAGCACCAGCGTAGCGGGCGACTGGCTCGACCAGGTGCACGGCCGCACGCTCTACGTCGGCAAGGCCGCGAACGGGAAGATGCTCCGCGTGTACGAGAAGGGCAAGCAGCTCGGCGACCTGTCCAGCGACTGGGTGCGCTTCGAGGTCCAGCTGGGCAACCGTGATCGCGTGATCCCCTTCGACACGCTCATCGATTGCGACAAGTATTTCGCTGGTGCGTACCCCGCGCTAGCCGCGCTCATCGAGGCCGCTGCCGAGTCCATCCCGACCACGCAGACCGAGACCCTCACCAACCTCGGCCACCTGCTCTATCACCTCAAGCGGTGCTATGGCAAGGCCCTTCATCAAGCCGCCGAAGTCTCGGCTGCAACAGACACCAACCTCGTGGAGGAAATGCGCGTCATCGGCATTCCACGCCGGTTAAAGCCCGCTGGCGTGGTGGCCGGCATCGAGTGGACCGATCTTCAGTCCCAAATCAGGAGTTATTGACCATGCGCATGCAAGTTGAAGAAGTCGTTCGCGGCTTCCAGAACATGACCTATCAGATCGACGGCAAAGAGGTTCAGACCAAGGTGATCTTCATCGACGTCAACCTCAACGCCGACGCCGGCGGCAAGGGCAACCGCACCCGCGATATCAAGTGCATCAGCGCCGACGTGATCAAGTCGGTCGAGCACAACCCGTTCCCGTTGCTCTGCAAGCTCGACATCGAGGAGCTGGCGACGAAGAACAAGAGCGAGCTGTACGTGCACAGCATCACTCCGCTCAAGCCCGTCGGTCCTGCGCCCTCGCCTGCCCCGCAGGCTCCGAAGGCCTGACCATGCCGCTCATCGTCGTAGACCCAGACGATCTGCAAGCCGCTCTCGCGTGGCTTGTGTTCGGTGCCGCAGGCGCGGGCTTTGCCGGAGCCTTGCTGTTCTCGCTGGTGGCCGAGGTCGCGCGCGTCGTTTGGCGCATGGTGCGCATGCGGTCCGTCCGCGAACCGTTCGCACTTCGCGCCAAGCGCCTGGAGGACTTCCGGGTCCGGCTCCTGCTCCAGGTCGATCGCATTTGCGATCGGAACATGCGCGAAGCTGCTCGTCGAGTCGGAGCGCGATCGCAATGATCCAAGCAGTCGTCACTAGTGACGCTTCCAAGACGGCCGCACAGCGCCAGGCAGCGTACCGCGCACGCAAGGGCAAGCAACTCAACGTGCTGTTGCCCGATGACGTGAAGGCCGGCCTCGAAGCCTACCTGGTGCGACAGCACAGCGACGGCCAGGCAGACCTCACGGTGAGCGACGTGGTGGTCAAGCTCCTTCGCGCGCAGTTGCTGCGTAAGCGCTGAGATGGCCGACCCGACCGTCATCGAATGCGCATCGACGTGCACCGTCACCGTGGTGCACGTCCTCTCTTTGCCCCCCTTCCAGCTATCGATGGAAGAGGGCCTCTCAATCTCGGTCGCAGTGATCGGGATCTGGGCGATTGGTTGGGCCTTCGGCCTCATCAAGCGCCAAATCCAAACGTCCGCAATGGACAACAACTGAAAGGTGTTTCTCATGAACAAGTTCGCTCTCTTCGCCCTCGTGGCATCCCCCCTCGCCCTGCTGGGCAACCTGTCGCACGCGGCCGCCGTCGACGTGACCGCAGCCGTCACCGACATCGGTGCGCAAGCGACTCCGGTCGGCCTGGTCGGTGTGGCCATCCTGGGCGTCGTGGTGGCCGTGGCCGCCTTCGGCTGGATCCGCAAGGGCGTGCACTAAGCACAGCGCTAGGCGCTCGGGGGGACGCCTCCGAGCCCTTTCCAAAGCGGCATTGGTGCTGCTTCGTAAAGGGGCCGAAATGGATCAGCTGGGGGTGTACGCAGTCATCGCGTTGTTGGGGGCGGCATGGCTCATGTTTACCGGCTGATCGTCGGTGTTCTGCTGCTCTGGTCCGGCGCAGCATATGCCGTAGTGCCGCTTACCCCTTCGCACTATGAGTGGGGGTGGGTGGCAATGCCGTCCGGTGCTGTGCAGGGCTACGACTCTTCGCCGCAGGTCGCGTGTCAGAACGGATGGGCGGCGCAAGTCGCGTACTACGGTGGTCGCTTGGCAACGCCGGGGCCCACCGCAACGCTCACAGGCGGCACGGCCGGTGCGGTGCCTCCGAACCCCGTCGCGTACTACTGCAACGGCACGTTGGACGGTACGTTTCGGAACGTCTACATCCCTCCCCGTACCACCGTCGCGGCCGGCTGCCAGGCGAACAGCACGGCTGTCTCTGGTGGCTGTCAGTGTGTCTCACCGTACGTCGAGGACTCAACGCATACGAGTTGCGTGATGCCCCCGGATCCGTGCGTTGCGATCAAGGGCGCGATCTATGGCGAAATCGAGTGGCAGTCTTCCACCAAAGGTAACAACTACGGTTGCCTCGGCGGCGAGGGGTTGCTGGCATCGTGTCAGACCGTGGCCGTGTGCGACTACACCTCTCAGATCCCCGGGCAGAGCGGCTACACCTGTCGCGGCAATTCTTACGCCAACGGCACGCGCTCCACGATGTGCAGCGGCACAGGCGAGACACCAGAGAGTCCATCGAAGCCACCAGTTCCGAACTCTGCGAACCCGCAGCAGATCCCTGTCGCTGGTCAGCCCGCACCTGCGCGTTGCCCGGCCGGCCAGGCACCTGGCACGTTCAACGGGACGAGCATGTGTCAGCCCGTTGGAGGCGATACGCAGACGAGCTCTCCGGCGCCAGGCACAGGCAGCACCACGACGAACAACAGCGACGGTAGCTCCACGACGAGCACGACGGCGGGTCGCACGACGTGTCTGCAGGGCCAATGCACCACGTCCATCACCAATTCCAGCACCACGATCAATGCCGCGGGCAACACGACATGTCCCGCGGGTCAGACCTCCGGCACGACGACGGTCGGCGGCGTGTCGCGCACCACATGCACCGGCACCTCGAGCAGCACTGGCACGCAGGCGCAGACCGAGTTCTGCAAGAACAACCCGAAGGACAAGCAGTGTGGCGGCGATGGGGCCGATACGACCTTCGGCGGCACCTGTGCAGCGGGGTTTAAGGCCGTCAGCGACGACGCGGTTTTGAACGCGATGGCCGAGGAGCAATACAGGCGCAACTGCCAGGTGTTCGACACCACGGGCGAGGCATCGCAAAGCTTCGCTACCGAGGCCGCAAAGACTGGCGATCAGACAACCAACCTGGCGGGCAACACCACGCAGGATCTGAGCGGCGGTGCCGACATGACCGACGCACTCGGCGGCGGTTCCTGCCCTGGCGATCAGACCATCCCGATCAACGTCGCCGGTCGTAGTTTTTCGTTCGTTCTCGCTGTCTCCAAGACCTGTCAGGGCTTGGAGTGGTTGGGGGTCGCTCTGGTTGCTGCAACGGCCATTGCGTGTGCTTTCATCGTTTTCAAGGACTGACCTATGCCGTGGATCATTGCTGCCCTCTGGACCGCCTTCCGGTCGATCCTTCCCTCACTCACCGGCCAGGTGCTGGTCGCACTCGGTATCGGCGTCATCACCACCGTGGGCGTGAGTGCCGGGATAGGCGCGTTCAAGGCGCAGATGCTTTCGTCCATTCAGGGCTTGCCCGCCGTCTCCGTGCAGCTGCTCGGCCTCATGAAGGTCGGCGTCTGCGTATCGATGCTGTTCGGTGCACTCGTCTCGCGCATGGCCCGCAAGGGCATGCAGTCGGCCGCTGGCGGCACGCTCAAGTCCTGGACGAAGAAATGATCAGCGCCCTCCTCTCCTTCTGGCGTCCGTGCCTGGTCGGCCCGAAGTTAAATTTCATTTATCTCACCACCGGGGCCAACGGCACCGGCAAGACCGCGTTCACGCTCAAGGCCGTGCGCGACAAGCAGATCAAGGAAAACCGGCCGGTCTACTGGAACGGCCGCTTCGATCTCACCGAGGAAAAGCAAAAGGAGTTCGGCTGGATCAAGATCGAGGCGGCCGAATGGCAGTCTGTGCCCGATGGCGCGATCTTCTTCTTCGATGAGTGCCACAACGATTTTCCGGATCGCAGTTCGGGCGCCAAGGTGCCCGAGCACGTCAAGGGCCTGGGCGAGCATCGGAAGCGCGGCTTCGACTTCTTCCTGCTCACGCAGCACCCCGGCAACATCGATCCGTTCATCCGCAAGATCATCGCCAGCCCGGGCTGGCACCGCCACCTCAAGCGCAACTTCGGTTCATCGCTGATCAGCCACATCGACTACCTGGCCGTGTGCGATCGACCCGAGAAGCCAGGTGCAGGCAAGGCCGGTACCGTCTCGATGAAGGCGCTGCCGAAGGACGTCTTCGGCTGGTACAAGTCGGCCGAGCTGCACACCGCCAAGGTCAAGATCCCGCGCCAGGTGTGGATCTTTCTCACGGCCATGGCCGTGATCCCGCTGTGCATTTACCTCACGTTCCAGTTCCTGCGCAAATCCACCGCGGCAAAGGATCCGGTTGCAGCTGCAGCTGCTGCACCTGGTCAAGCTGGATCCGGTCAGCAGGTTGCCAGCGGCAAGATCCGGTCGACCGCTGAGTACATCGCCGACTATCGGCCTCGCATCGCCTCGTTGATGCACACCGCCCCGGCCTACGACAAGATGACCGAGCCCAAGCGTGTGCCGGTGCCTGCTGCATGCGTCGAGATCCCGAAGACTCGCCTCGGCGAGCCCTTCGGGTGCAAGTGCTACACGCAGGACGCCACGCCCTATCCCGTGGATCTGTCGATGTGCCGCCAGCTGGTGGCGCATGGTTCGTTCTTCGCCTTCCTGCCCGAAGGTGAAAAGGCTGCGCCAGTCTCAGGATTGCAGCGCACTGTTGATGGCCCGCAATCGCGTCACGATCGCGCTGAGCAGCCTTCCGGCCTTACGTTGATAGAGAACCCGCGTCCGACGCCCACGGCGCCTGTAGCGCCCGTGGAGTTGTCGGCGCAGCAACCTCGGGTGCAGCCAGGCTCGAAGTGGTCGTTTCAAGCGGGCGGTTAA